TAAAAACTCTAGGTATACACGCTAGTGAAACTGCTTGGGTTGGCACTAAATTTGACTACACTTTAGACAATAATGAAACTATTGACGACCTATACACTCAAGTGCAAAGCGTTATAGGTCTGGTACAAGATCCCCTTGACGCCAACGAACGCCCTCTTTATGTAGGACTCGAGCACAGTTAGCACACACAGTTTTCAGGTTAGAATGTCGACAATTATCTAAGTTGCCGTCAACGTGAAACACAGTAAACACTTCACGATGCGGTGTTCTAAAACCACACTTGTCACACTTGTCTAGCATTTTATAACCAGCAGTTGCCCAGCGTGGTTGTTTAACTCCCCTGGCGCACAGCCCGCACTGACTCCTGTAAAATGCTTTACCATCCTTGTAATAGTTGATTGCAACAGGCGCTCGCCCGCATGTACACAAAGGTCTCATGTTTTTATTTAAGCCTTTTTGCGGCCTTTTTATAGGGTTATTACAGCTACAAATTATCCAAATGCCATAAATACATTAACAGTATGTCATCATGGAGATAACACAATGGCTCAATTAAGTTCACCAGGCGTAAGCGTAACCGTTATAGACGAAAGTTTCTATACACCCGCTGCCGCAGGAACCGTACCCTTATTCATCGTTGCTTCGGCACAAAACAAACAAAATGGCGCAGGAACAGGTACAGCACCTGGTACACTAAAAGCCAACGCAGGTACTGTATACTTGCTAACAAGTCAGAAAGATCTAAGCGACACATTTGGTGTTCCAACGTTCTATACAGATTCTAGCAATAACCCAATTCATGCAGGCGAACAAAATGAATATGGTCTAGAAGCTGCCTATAGTTTCTTGGGAGTTTCAAATCGTGCATACGTTGTACGTGCTGACATCAACCTAGCTGGCCTAACTGCTTCAGCTACAGCTCCAACAAGTCCTCCAGCAGATGGTACATATTGGTTAGATACAACCGATACAAAATGGGGTGTATTCCAGTGGAATCAGAATGCCGCAACTACAACAGGCGGACAACAATTTGGTGTACAAAACGTAACAGTTATCACTGATTCAACACTAGTAAGCGGTGGCACTCCACTAGCGAGCTATGGTACTATTGGTCAGTATGTTATCGTTGCCACAACTACACTATTAAAACTATGGTTCAAGAAACCTCTTACTAGCACTCCAGCTGGTACATGGGTTGAAGTTGGTACAAGTTCTTGGGCCGCAAGTTGGCCAACAGCAACAGGTACAGTTGCAAGTCCAACACTATTAAGCGGTGATAGCATTGTTATTAACGGAACAAGTATTACTGGTGTTACTAACCTAGCTGGTTTGAACACAGCAATTAACAGTAACTCAACATTGACTTCAGCTGGTATTACTTCAGCTGTGATTAACAATTATCTAGTGTTGTACAGCAATGGTACTAACACAAACAATCCTACATATCCAGGTGCGATCACAATCAGCGGTACAACAGTTGCCAAAGTTGGTCTAAATCAAGGTTCAAACTTGTCAGCAACCAGCTGGATTTATCTAGCTCCACAGCTACAGATCAGCGCACATACAAGTGTTCCACTATTCAAGATCACAGACGTTACAGCATCAGTTAACGGTGCTCCAACAGGTAGCCTATGGTTGAAAACAACTACTGCTAACCTAGGCGCAGACTTTATTGTACAAAAATACAATGCGGCTGCTACAGCGTTCCAAGCACAAACAGTTGGCGTTTACCAAAACGGCAGTTCAGCTAACTACTACCTAGATCCAACAGGTGGCGGTATTAACTTGCCAATTGGTACAGTATATGCCAAGTATAACGACGGCGAAGCGGCTTCGTCATTAACTAACTTCAAACTCTACATCCGTACTGGTGTAGGCTATACAACCCTAGTGTCAAACATTATTGGTACTAGTACATTTACATCAGGAACTAACACATTCACCCTAAGTGAAAGTTATGTTGGTCAAGCCGCAATGGGCACACCACTAACAGTTTCATTTACAGCCGCAGGCACTAGTGCTGATGCACAGGCACTGTTAACAGCTATCAATGCCGCAGGATTTACTAATGTTCAAGCTAGCCTAAACACTAATAATTCAATTACAATTATTCATAATGACGGCGGCGAAATGCGTTTTGTAGACGGTACTAATTTGCCAATCAGCAAACTGTTTGCAGTAGGTACAACAGCTAACTTCTTCTCTAACCCAGCAGGTACTGCCAATGCTTATGTAGCTAGCTTATGGAGTCCAACAATTTCAGGTGCAAGTTTCTACACAGCATCGGCAAGTGCCCCGACAGCGATTCCTGCAAACGGTACATATTGGTATGATTCAGCAGTTACTGATGTTGATATTATGGTCAACAACGGAACAAGTTGGGTTGGATATCTAAACTATACACAAAACCAAGCAGGTGGTTCAACAACAGATCCAAATGGTCCAATCGTTTCAGCATCACAGCCTACAACACAAAGCGGTGGAACTGCATTGGCCAACGGTGATATATGGATCAGCACAGCTAACTTAGATGATTTCCCAACAATCTACAAGTATAATTACTTGACTAAACAATGGGTACTGATTGACAACACTGACCATACTAGCGAAAACGGCATTATATTTGCCGATGCACGTTGGGGAACAAGTGGTGCAACATCAGGCACAGCTGGTTCAATCGTTGCACTATTAACTTCAAACTTTGTAGATCCAGACTGCCCAAGTCCAGCACTGTATCCAAAAGGAACATTGTTGTGGAATCTACGTCGTTCAAGCTATAATGTTAAGAAATATGTAAGTGGTTACATTAACACAACCTTACGCAACACAATTTATAACAACGAAGTAATGACCAGCTACTTTGCTGATCGTTGGGTTTCACAAGCTCCAAATGATTATCAAGGCGAAGGACAGTTTGGCCGCCATGCTCAACGTGCAGTTGTATTGTCAGCACTAGAAGCACTGGCCAACAGCAATCAACAAATCCGTGACACAGAATCACGTGTGTTTAACTTGATGGCTTGCCCAGGTTACCCAGAAATGATTCAACCACTAGTGAACCTAAACTATGATCGTGGATTAACTGCATTTGTAGTCGGTGACACACCAGCACGTTTAACACCTGATGCTACAACATTAAGTAATTGGGGTAACAACGTTAACCTTGCACCAGACAACGGTGATGTAGGACTAGTAACTACAGATCCATACTTGGGTGTTTACTATCCATGGGGTTATACAACTGACTTATTAGGTAACAACATTGTTGTTCCGCCAAGCCATATGATGCTACGTACAATCGCATTAAGCGACAATGTTTCTTATCCATGGTTTGCACCAGCTGGTACACGTCGTGGTGGTGTTACAAATGCAAGTTCAACAGGTTATGTTGACACAGCTACCGGAGAATTTATGGCTGTAGCACTGAACACAGGACAACGTGATACACTAGCAGGTGTACATGTTAATCCAGTAACATATCTAACAGGAACTGGTTTAGTTGCTTACGGTCAATACACTCGTCAGCTAACAGCTAGCAGTTTAGATCGTATCAACGTGGCACGTTTAGTAGTGTATCTACGTCGTCAGCTAGATTTATTGGCTAAACCATACATCTTTGAACCAAACGATACAATTACACGTAACCAAATTAAACAGGCAGCAGAACAGCTATTGCTAGAACTAGTAGGTCAACGTGCTATCTATGACTTCTTAGTAGTTTGTGATACAAGTAACAACACACCTGCAAGAATAGATCGCAGTGAGCTATACCTAGATATTGCGATTGAACCAGTTAAGGCAGTGGAATTCATTTACATTCCATTGCGTTTGAAAAATACTGGAGCAATTAAAGGCCTAGGCGGCGTATAATTAGGAGAATATTAAATGTCAATCGCAAGTTTATCAAGATTTACAGTACCACTAGCTAGCAATCAAAGCTCTGCAACGCAGGGCTTGTTGATGCCAAAACTAAGCTATCGTTTTAGAATTAGCTTTGAAAACTTTGGTGTTAGCGGTCAAACTGTTGAATTAACCAAGCAAGTATCAGAAGCCGCTCGTCCAAACGTACAGTTTGAAGACAAGACTATTGAAGTTTACAACAGTAAAATTCACTATGCTGGCAAACCAACATGGCAGAAACTAACTGTCAAACTACGTGATGACGTTACTAACGCTGTCACTAAACTAGTTGGCGAGCAGAATCAGAAACAATTTGACTTCTTTGAGCAAAGTAGTGCGGCTTCGGGCGGAGACTACAAGTTCTTG